ATGTGGCTCAGCTGGTTATGCCATTTAGACGAATGAGAACTTTCGCCTAATGGCTTCAATAGCAACGCTGCGAGAAAAACTAGCCCTTAATTTGGCAACGATTTCAGGATTGAGAACTTCTGCTTTTCTGCCCGATAATCCAAGTCCGCCAATTGCAATCGTTATGCCCTCAACGATAAATTATGACGATGTTTTCAAAAGAGGCATGCAAACTTACACTTTCAATGTTTTGGTAATCGTTGGAAGAGTCGATGAACGTACCGCGCAGAACAAGCTCGATAGTTTTTGTTCAAGCACAGGCACTTCTAGCATAAAATTAGCAATAGAATCCGATAAAACTTTAGGCGGTAATGCTTTTGATGTACGAGTTACCGAGATGAGAAACTACGGACAACTGCCTGTTGGTGAGGTAACATATCTAACAGCAGAGTTTACAACGCTTTGTTACGCAGACTAGGAAAAGGAAAAAAACAAGATGGCAAAATTTGCTGCAACAGACTATAAAATTACAGTCGCAGGCACAGATTTTTCAACCAATCTCAACTCAGTTGAATTGGCTCAAGAAGCTGATGACCTAGAAACAACCGCTTTCGGGCAAGGTTGGAGAACAAGAATCGGTGGCTTAAATAACGCAACAATAACTTTGAACTTTATGCAAGATTTTGCAGCAGGTTCAGTTGATGCTGTATTAAATCCATTATTAGGAACAATCGCAACAGTAATTATCCAAAGCGCATCAGGAACAGTATCAGCAACACAACCAAAGTACACCGCAACCTGTTTAGTTACCCAATACTCACCATTTGCTTCTAGTGTTGGCGACATTGCAACACTTAGTGTAAGTTGGCCAGTATCCGGAACTGTAACAAGAGGGACAACTGCTTAAATGAAAATCAATCTGCGCATTGAATTTGTATCAGGCGAACCAAAAGAAATCGTCTGCTCAGCAAGAGACCTAGTTGCGTTCGAAGAGAAATTTAACAGGTCAGTTGCGAAACTCGAATCTGAATTTCGTTTAACTGACTTGTTGTTTCTCGCATGGCATTCTGAAAAAAGAACAAACTCAACTAAAAAAGAATTCGAACCTTGGCTTGATGAAGTTGAGTCAATAAATGTCAGCGACATAGACCCAAAATAAAACCGCTCGGCGAAACGAGCGCACATTGGTATATAGCTTATTTAGCTGCTGAAACAGGTATTGCTCCGTCTTTGCTAATGGAAGAATCAGAGCGTATGCTTTTCACTATCGGCATGTATTTGCGTTGGAAAGTAACAGAGCAAAATAAGAGGTAACAATGGCACAAGTTGAAGTTCGCGGGTTCCGTGAAACCATGTTAGAAATTCGCAACCTTGATGCTTTAATTTTCAAAGAAGTCAGAAAAAATATCGAATCTTCTGCTGCACCTCTCGCTACAAAAATACAAGAAGCCATCCCAACAACTTCACCTTTGCGCGGTTTCAATCATAATGGTCGAACCAGTTGGCAATCATCAGAAAATAGAGCCAAAGTAAAAACTTCATTTGTAAAACCTAGAGCCGACAGACCAACGAGTTTATTAAAAATCGTGGTAGAGGGAGTTGGCATTTCAATCATTGACATGGCAGGAAGAAAATCTAGCGGAAAAACTATTGAGGGCAAAGCTATGATAACCGCTTTGCGTTCCAAGGTTGGAAAAGCATCTCGCTATTTGTATCCAGCTGCTCTAAAAAATATGAGTTTAATCGACAGGACTTTAAAACAAGCTCTTGAAGATGCATCTAAAATAGCAAATAAGAACCTTTTGACGAAACCGAGGATTTAATTCATGGCAATTATTATTCCAATTCTCTCGCAATTTGATGAAAGAGGAATCAAAAAAGCGGTAAGAGAATTTGAAAAAGCTAAAGGTGCTTTTAACAAAACAACAGTAGCCGTTGGTTATGTCGGTCAATCTATGACCAATTTAGGGCAAAACCTCACTAGAACAGTAACACCAGCAATGATTGGTTTAGGCGTAGGTATTTACAAAGCGGTGCAAGCTGCATCAACTTTGTCAGAATCTATTTCTAAAACAAATGCTGTTTTCAAAGAGAATGCGACTGTCGTTCAAAAGTGGGCTAAAACAACTTCAGCTGCTTTTGGTGTAAGCGAACAAGCTGCGTTAGAAGCTGCGGGAACTTACGGAAACTTGTTCCAAGCATTCGGATTATCAAACACTTCTGCAACAAAAATGTCTATGACTTTAGTAGAGCTTGCTGCGGACATGGCATCTTTCAACAACGTGCCAATCGCTGACGCTTTACAAGCTCTTCGCTCAGGTTTAGCAGGTGAAACAGAACCACTAAAAAGATTCGGTGTCGCATTAAACGAAGTCCGCTTGAAAGAAGAAGCAATGAGACTTGGTTTAATTACCACAACTTCTGGGACCTTACCTATCGCCATAAAAGCTCAAGCTGCTTATGCTCTGATTCTTAAAGACACCGCATTACAACAAGGTGATGTGGCTAGAACTTCTGGCGGATTAGCAAATCAACAAAAGTTTTTAGGCGCACAAGTTCAAGATTTAACAGCACAATTCGGTATGGTTTTTATGCCAATTATGTTAGAAGTCGTTGCCGTCATTAGAGACCAAATAATGCCAAAGATAGCTGGATTTATAGGAGCTTTACAAAAACTAAGCCCTGAAGCGGTAAAAACAGGAGTCAAAATAGGTTTATTGATAACCATCATTGGACCTTTGCTTATCGCTTTAGGTGCTGTAATCAGAACAGTTTTACTACTATCACAAGTCTTTTTAATTCTACAAAAATCTATTTTAAGAATACCTTTAGCAATCGCATTATTGGTAGGTTTGTTCGCAGTTCAAAATGACGCACAATACAAATTAGCAAAAGAAACAGGTAATTCTTGGGGCATGATAGCTCGAATAATCATTGCTGGCGTGAAAGCGATTTTGTTTGTAGTAGACCGAGTAATTGATGGTTTCAAATTTATAGGTTTTGCAGCCGATTATGCGTCTGCTCGTATTGATAACTTCATAAACATCATAACTTTCAAGGGCGGAAAGTCTATGATGACTTTTGCGCAACAAATGGAAAGTTTTGAATTTTCTAATCTCGCTGGCGGGCTAGATACTTTAGTTGTCGGATTATCAGAATTCAATAATGAAATCAAAACTGCTGGTAAAGATGCTGCGACTATGGCTGCTGAAGCTGCTAAATTGCAACTCGAAGTTGATGGTTTGACCGCTGGTTTGACAGAAGAAACTAATCCTGCAATGGAAAAACTTGCAGACAAAGCAAGTAAAGCCAAAGATGCTTTGAAGAAGATGAAAGAAGCTGCGAAAGACGCTGCTCAAGCTGTTGTAGATAATTTAGAAGCATCTTTAAGCTCCGCTGAAAGCAAATTAGAAGATGCTAAAAACGCTTTCATGGGATTCAAGAACGGCATCATGGATTCAGTAAAAGGTGTCGTGAGTTTTGGTAAAGCTATTGAAGAGGGTGATTTTTTCAAGAATCTAACAGACCAAGCTGCAAGCGCAACCGATTTTGCCGGCAAAGTACAAAAACTTATTGCAATGGGATTATCTGAAAGAGGAATACAACAAGTCTTAGATGCAGGTTTTGAAGCAGGAACTAAAATCGCTGACGAAATCATTTCTGGTGGCGCAACAATGGTGCAACAAATAAACACTTTAGTTTCCGCTGTCGATATTGTTGCAGAACAAGTCGGCGATTATGGTGCTGATGTATTTTATGGTGAGGGAGTTCGACAAGGTGAAAGTTTAGTCGCAGGAATCAAAGCTGCTTTATCAGCAGCTCAAGCTGAACTAAAATCTATAGTCGATAGCTTAGGAACAGGTGAAACTACAACAACAACTGGACCTGGTGCACCGACACCAAAAGTTGAAAAGAAACCAAAAGCAAAAGCAACTTTGGATTTATCAAGATTGACCGCAACCGCAACGAAAGCTATTGCGAATCTTCCTGGACCTGCTGCTCGAAGTTACACCGCATTAGCGCAAGCCTACGGCTTAACTAAATTTGCTAAAGGTGGAATTGTTATGGGTCCAACAAATGCTTTGATTGGAGAAGCTGGACCTGAAGCTGTAA